GACGACACAGCCCCAAATGTGATCAAGACAGAGGTTGATCTCGCCAATGCCATCCAAAGTTTGTTCAGGCGATACGGACACGCGAAGCAATTTGCAACTGATGGAATGTCTAAATCTGTTATCAATCATCGCTTCATTGAAATTCAGGAGTGGAGAATGGAATTTCTCGCCAAGTCACAAGGTGGCACATTGCGAGAGTCTCCTTATACTTTCCTTATTTTTGGGCGTTCAGCAATTGGTAAATCAACTATCGTGAACAAAATGGTTAGAGCACTGCTGTGCGAAATTGGTGAAGATCACAAGGACCCCAAACGAGTTGTCACAATCAATCCCACAGATAAATTTGTTTCTAATGCAAAATCAGACACTCTAGCATTCATCTTTGATGACATGGGTGCTGAGACTATGGCTACGGCGGAGTCCAATCCGTCACGACGCTGGATCGATTACTCCAATAACATCCGTACCTATGCCCTTAAAGCTGAGGTGCAAGATAAAGGAGTGACATGTATTCAGCACAAAGTTCAGGCTGGAACAGCAAATTTTGCTGATGGAGGTATGGATGCCTACTGTAATTACAAGGTTGCCGCTGCTCGACGTGGTACTCGCGATAAAATTGAACTTAAGCCAGAGTACTCTCTCAATGGGAAATTGGACAAGCGACTCGTGTCAGAGACATTTGGGGATGAACTATTTCCTGATATCTACAACATCACCATTTTTGAGGCTATTGAAGTCAAAGGACAAGACAATGGTGAATATGAATTGGAGCCAGTCAAATGGAAAGGCGTCAAGCTCGTAAATATCTCATACAAACTCTATGCTGAATATCACTTAGCTAAAGCTGTTGAGCACTTTGAAGAACAAAAACTGATGCTCAAAAACAATGGTCAAGCAACGGACAAGATGAACAAATGTCCCAAGTGTAAGCATGTAATTTGCAAATGTGATGGAGATGAAGATGTCAGTCTACATTCTTCCGATGAAGAAGTGCCTGAGCCTACGAGGACACCTGCCAAGAAACCTAAATACGCAGCCCATCTCGGTCGATCTGTGCGTCGGATTTTCGGTTGGTGGTTCCTTACTTCAGCATTCAACTACTTTTTTGGCAATCTCAATTTCATGGAGAGATGGCTTGTCAAACGCACAAGTGCTGTCGTGATGTCTACTTTGCACTATTATGTAACGTCTCGGATTACTTTTTGGTACCGTCTGATTCCTGATGTTTTTTGGGAGACTCAAATTGTCACCAATTTCCGAGTGTACATGCTGCGCAAGAGATATTCGATGAC